AGATTAAGAAATGCTTATGCAAAAAAAGGTTTACCTATTCCTCAAGATATAAAACAACAAGTAGCAGAGATAGTAAAAAATACAGTGCCTAATTATGCAAGAGTAGGTCAGTTTGTAAGATCAATGCGTATATCACCTTTTGGTAATTTCATGTCATGGCCGTCAGAAATATTTAGAACGGGTTTTGGTATTTATAAACAAGGAATAAAAGAATTAAAAAATCCGGTAACAAGAGGTATTGGTATGAAAAGAATTGCAGGTATGACTTTTACTGCAGGTGCATTACCATACGCTATCGTTGAAGGATCCAAAAAAATATTTGGTGTTACAAATCAAGAAGCAGATGCGATTAACTATTTTGTTGCTCCATGGGCTAGAGATTCACAGAAAATTGTATTTAAAGATCCAACATCAGGAGAGTTTTATTACATAGATTGGTCTAAAAACAATGTGTACGATACATTAACAAGACCATTTCAAACGGTATTATATAATATTCAACAAGGTATAGAAGATGAAGAAGTTTTAACAAAAGGTTTCTTTAGAGGGCTTGTAGATGCCGCTGCATCAACCGCTTCACCTTTTATTTCTGAATCTATCTTTACAGAAGCGTTCATGGATATTTATTCAAGAGGCGGTAAAACTAGAGAAGGGTATCAATTATATGGTGAAAGTACACCTGAAATGGAAAAATATAACATTATATTTCAACATTTAGCAAAAACAATGTTACCTTCAACACAACCTTTTACAAGAACATTTAAAGCCATCACTGGTGAGCCAGGAAAAGGTCCAACTACATATGAAATAGCCCCAGAGATTGCAGGTATATTTGGAATGAGACCAATTAAAATAAACCCAGAAAGAGGTTTAGATTTTTACCTCGGTGCTTTTCAAAAAAGTCAATCTGAAGATAGAAAAAATTTTACCGGTGGTAAGTATGGAGTTTTAAGTGGTACCAGAAAAACTCCACAAGAAGTTATTGAAAGATTTTTTATAGCTAATCAAAAGTTATTTGAAACACAAAGAGACATGATGCAAGCATTAAACGCTGCGCAGACTTTAGGAGTAACAGATAAAGAATTAAAAGATGTGTTTGATAGAAGAAATTTATCTAAAAAAACATTGAAAAGATTATTAAGAGGTGAGTTTAATCCATTTGAACCATCGGAAAATATTGAAGCAAGATTTGAAAGAAATGCTGAAGAGTCTGGTGTTCCTAATCCATATATATCAGCGGAACCTTTAATTAAACAGATGATTAAAGATTTTGAAAACCAAAGTTTAAATGAACCATTTAATCTTAAATTACAAGATTATCTTCCAAGATTAAATACGATGGGTCAACAATCATCAACGCAGGGATTACCACCAACTCCAATGCCTGCTCCTGGTATGTTTAAAACACCTGTACAACAAAATAATATGTTGGCATCGGGTTTAACAAGAATGGAAGAGGTTTATTTATCACCTGAAGAAAAACAAATAAGATTAAGATCTAGAGGAATTAATAATGCCTAGAAAATCAGCGTTAGAAAAAATAGAAGCCCATGAAAAACTTTGTAGAATAATGCAAAGACAAACATTTGATCAAATCAAAGAACTAAAAGCACAAATAGTAAGAATAGAAAGACTATTAATTGGAACAGCAGCTTTTGTTTTAATGAGTTTATTTGATAAGTTGTTGTAATTCTTTTATTACGTCTTCATAATTATAGTCTTTGATGTGAATCAAAGAGCTTGTGGGTTCTGGTTTTTCAAACATTTTATTTGTATCTTCAAATCTTCCTGTCTTAATCGTATCCATCCAAACCAAAATATCATAATATTTTCTGTATTTATCAAAAGGACAAACAAAATCTGTAATTGATGTTTTATTTGATGACTCACAAAGTTTTTTCATTCTATTAACTTGTCTTAATCTTCCTTTGATTGAAAAGTCCCAGTCATGAAAAATACTTCTAGTCTCATCACCATTAAAATACAGAATGTCTTTGTTGATAGATAGTTTTTTAGCAAAGGTTGTTTTACCTGAACCAGGAAGTCCGAATACTAATATTTTTTTTATATCCAAGATTTGATTTCCTCACCCATAATCTGACTTGCAATGTTTTGCTTTTTACGTAATGCTAAAACTATTCTGTCATCAACCGTATCTTCAGAAATAATATCTATGTATGTCATTGGTTTTGTTTGACCAATACGATCTATACGAGCTTCTGATTGTTGTCTCTTTTCTAAATCATAACCATTAGAAAAATAAATCATTGTACTTGCAGCAGTTAGTGTGATACCATATCCGCCGGTTTGTGTCGTACCTATAAAAAATCTACACTTGTCATCTTCTTGAAACTTCTTTATATTATCTTGTCTTTTTTCTTGAGGAGTTAATCCATAATAATCAACATAACTATCATCACCATACTCTTTTGCGATTGCATTTATAATCTTGTTAATATCTCTTTGATACTGGGCCCAAATAACAACCTTACCCTCAACCTGTTCAATAATGTCTAGAAGTTCATCAACTCTTCTACAAGGTAAGTCTTTTGTTGACCCATCATCAGCCACAAAATGACCACAAGTAATTTGATGTAAACGCATTAATTGTGTCAAGACTGTGCTTGTAGTCACAACTTTGCCATCTAAATGTGCTAATGCAGTTTGTTTCATTTCTTTATAAACTTTTTCTTGTTCAGGTGTTAGAGAAACTGTACGTTTCATCCAAGTCTTTTTAGGTAAGTCTAAGCAATCTTCTTTTAAAACTCTGTATGAAAAAGGTTTAAGTTTATCGGACAGCTCACCAAGATTTCTATAACCAACTACGACTTGAACCGTTCTAGCACCTAAATTCATATTACGCATTACAGCGTATCTTGCTCTAAATGTATAAAAAGAATGATGACCTAAAAGACTTGTATCTAAAAATTCACACTGAGAATATAAATCTAATGGTGATTTTGTAATAGGTGAACCTGTAAGTATTCTTCTGTATTTAGAATCTTTTGCAATCTTCAAAATGTTTTTAGTTCTTTTAGCAGATGGATTTTTTATTGTTGTAGCCTCATCAATAGCAATCATAGATTTGTGAGAAGATAAAAATTTATCTGCAAAGTCTAAACCTTTTTTAGTAGAGAAAGCTTCTACGTTCATAATTAAAATATGCAAATCAGTTCCTGTTTCAAACAAAGTATTTAGTTCTTTTAATTTTGGTTTAGTGTGTGATGCAGTCCAAAGAACTGTTTTCTTTTCGATATGATCAGCCATGTGTGTAGGTATTTCAGAGTCATACCAGTTTTTATATACACCTTTAGGTGCAATCAAAAGCAAACCATTTATATCGCCTTTGTCATAAAGCATGGATACATTATCAATCAATACCTTTGATTTACCCGTACCCATTTCCATGAAATACGCATATACTTCTTTATCCCAAGACATTTCTAAGGCTTTGAGCTGATGCGCAAAAGGCTTAGTTTTAAATTTGTAGAACATAATATTTTATACTTTCTATGTATAAAATAGGATACGTTAGGATATTTGTCAACTATTTATAATTGAATTTTCCACAGTATTTATCAAATTTTCTCATTAAAAAGTCACAAGCTATTGGAAAATTGTTTCTAATTAGTCGGGGCGTAGCTGTTTCTGGACGTTCGCGCATACCAGGAATTTTATCTTTAGCTGTTTTAACCCTACGTACTTTTGATTTAAAAGTTTTCATTCTGTCTTTTAATCCTTTGAGTCCAGGTATTTTCTTTTCAAGAGTTAGTATATCCGATTCTAGGTTTTCATATTTAATTGTAAAATCAATTATATATTTTTGATCTATCTCATAGAATTGATCATACTCATTAATGGGTAAATTAAATGCATGATCTTTAAAAGTAATACCGGCAGAATCTAAATTAAAAAAATAATAACTAGATATTGCGTAGTCAATTGGATGTCTGATTATAGATATTTTTGTATATGAATTAAAAATATCTTCACCAATTCTCTTTTTAATTTTTCTAGCCGATATATGATTGTAATATCTTTGACTGTTGGGTTCATAAACACGGGTAAACCCATTGTAAACTTGATAGCAATCATTGTTTGTAATGTGTCTAACGTGATCGTAATCTATATCTAAACCTACAATGTGATCAAAATATTTTGCCCCATTTTGATGATTCTGATCGTGAACTTTATTTCTTTTCAAACTTATTTTTTCATCTGTCGGAGTGCATCGAGTTATTATATCATCAGGACCACAATAATTTCTTAATGCTAATTCAAAAGAAGTACCTGCAACTTTAAGAGGTTTTATAAAGATTAACTTGTGCTTATGTGATATAATCATTGCTTTCTATTTAAAAAAATGTATATAAAACTAAAAAAGAAAGTCAATGGCGAAAGTTTATTTAACTCAAGAGATACCTATCGATAAAGAAACAGGTAAACCTAAATATAATGTTATGGGTGCAGCAAAGTATGGAGACATTCAAACTCTATTACCTATGTATTCTCAAATGATACTTTCACCTGGTCCATTAATTCAAAAACTTAGAACGCTTCTAAAAGACTTCACATCTGAAGACTACCTTTTATTATCTGGTGACCCTGCAACTATTGGTGTTATTTGTGCAGTTGTTTCTGATATGACAAATGGAAAGTTTAAATTTTTAAAATGGGATAGACAAGAAAAAACTTACTACCCAATAGAAATAGATTTATTTAAAAAATAGTATTGACAAAAGAAAAGTCTAGGATTATATACAATTTACGAAAGGAATTGTATGACAATTAATTATGAAGAAGATAGGCTAGAATCTGTAAATCAAATTGATGCAGCAGCTTCTCTATCTAATAAAGTTATTGAATTAAAAAATATTGAAGACGAAATTTCTAATGCAGAAAATAGTATTTCAAAATTAAAAGAAAAAGCAAAAGTATTATCTGAAGTAGAAATACCTAAGATGATGCAAGAAATGAATATTACAAAATTAAAGCTTAAAGATGGTGAGTCAGTAGAAGTAAAACCATTTTACTATGCATCAATATCACAAGGAAGAGGAGAGAATGATTCTGATTTCTTTGATAGAAGATCAAAAGCTTTTAAATGGCTTCGAGAAAACGGCCTAGGTGATATTATTAAAAATGATATCACTGTTACCTTTGGTCGGGACGAAGATAACAAGGCTCTGCAATATGCAGAACTTGCAAAGGGTCAAGGTTTTGAACCTATTCAGCGCGAGACAGTTCATGCTGTGACCCTGAAAGCGCTAGTCAGAGAGCGTCTTGAGAATAATCTTGAGATGCCTTCTGACGTTTTTAAAATCTACTCGGGTAACAGTACAAAAATAAAAAGGAGATAACATGGAAACTAGTAACGAGAAACAAGTGACTATAAAAAAAGATAATCTGCCTTCAGATATTTTGTTTGAAGCAGATGCAGCACAAGGTTTAGAAAACGTGAAGACAGAAAATCTGGCTTTACCAATTCTAAAACTTTTACAAAACGGATCTGGAGAAGCTCAGAAGCGTAATCAAAATTACGTTGAAGGTGCAGAACCAGGTATGTTTTTAAACACCGTGACTAAAAAAGTCTATGACGGTGGAAAAGGAATAGAGGTTGTACCCTGCTATTACAAACTTGAATATCAAGAGTGGGCAGATTTTGGTACAGGTTCAGGTAGACCGGAAAACATCTTTGATGCGAGTTCGGACATTCTTAGTAAGACTACCAAAGATTCAGGCGGAAAAGATCGTCTCGAGAATGGAAACTACATTCTCACAGTCGGTCAACATTTTGTTCTGATTGTAGATGGTGATATTACAGAACCTGCTTTGATCTCTATGAGTTCTTCTCAAGGTAAAGTGAGTAGAAAATGGAATTCAATGATGGCTTCAATTACACTTGAAGGCAAAAATGGTCCTTTCACTCCTGCTACTTACAGTCATAAATACGTCCTGTCTTCTGTACTTAACAGTGGGAAAGGAAACCAATGGTACGGCTTTAACGTCGTGAGAGGTGCCATGGTTGATAACTCATCACTCTACGAAAGAGCGAAAAAGTTTCACAACTCATTCGCCGGTAAATAGTGTGAATAGTGGGCGCCTGCGGGAGACTAAAGGCGCCCATGTCAAGACAGACAGGATATGACAGAAGTATTAAAAAAATTTAAAAGTATATTTGAAGGCTTAGATATAGCTCGTGGTGAAACACGTAAAACAGGTGAGGTATCTGCAAAAGGTAAAAACGTAACTATATCTAAAACTATTTCAGAACCACCTACAGAAAAAATGTGGTTAGATCATTTAAAAGGTAAAGATCCTGCACTAGGTATCATTCCAATACGTAGAGATAATACTTGTATATGGGGATGTATTGATTGGGATGTGTATCCATTAGATCACAAAGAAATAGTACAAGATTTAAAAAAGAAAAAAATACCACTTACAGTTTTTAGATCAAAATCAGGTGGTGCACATTTATTTTTATTTACAAAAGAACCAGTCCCTGCAGTTATGATGAGAGATAAATTAAAAACATATGCAGCAGCTATTGGTCATGCAAGAGCAGAGATATTTCCAAAACAAGAAAAAATAAATATTGAACGTGGTGATGTTGGTAGTTTTTTAAACCTACCATACCATAACTTAGATAACACTGTGAGATATGCATTTGATAGTGAAGGTAATGCAATGTTAGAGATTGAAAAGTTTTTCAAACATTATGATAAAAATGTTTTATCAGTAGATGAATTTAAAAAGTTAGAACTAAAAGAAAAAGAAGAAGATGACTTTTATGAAATGCCACCATGTTTAGTTACACTATTATCTGAGGGTGTTGGTGAAGGAATCAGAAATGAAACTATGTATAGTTTAGGTGTATACCTAAAGAAAAGATTTTCTGAAGATGATTTGTGGAAAAAGAAAATGAATCATTACAATATAAAATATTTTAAACCACCTATCAATGCATCAGAACTTGTAAAGACTCAAGAATCATTAGAAAGAAAAGAATATTTTTATAAATGTAAAGATGAACCATTGGTATCTTTTTGTAATGCTAAACTATGTATGACAAAAAAATTTGGTGTAGGTGATGGTGATGCACCAGTACAAACTATATCTCAAATAAGAAAGTATAACTCAGACCCACCATTGTTCTTCTGTGATATTGATGGTGAAACAGTCATTGTTGATACTGCTGTTCTTCATGATCCGGATAAATTTTCTATGGCCTGTCTAGAGCAAATAGGTAAACCACAAATGCCAATTGCAAAAATAATATGGCGTAAAATGTTAATAAAACTTTTAGAAGAAAAACAAACTACAGACATGAAAGCAACTGAAGACCTTAAAGTAGATAACCAATTACGAGAATACTTAGAAGATTTTGTAAATAAAGTTAAGGGTAAAGACATAAATGATATTCAAAGAGGTGTAGCATATACTGATGACCTACATAGTTATTTTAAAATGAAAGACTTCTGGAGACATTTATTAAAAAATAAATGGTCAGATAAAAGATATCCAAAACATGTCGTAGTACAAAAATTACAAACTCTGTTAAATGTAACAGAGGATTATCCAAAAATAAATGGTAAGACAGTTCGTTGTTTTAAAATGTTAAAGATAATGTCTGTTGAACCATTAGAACCACAATATGAAAGTCAGGAACCATCATGGAAAAGAAAGATAGAACAGTAATACCTGGACCACCAGGAACCGGTAAAACATATAGATTGTTAAATCACTATATGACAAAAGAAATAAAAGAAAACAAAACTGATCCTAAAAAGATTTGTTATATTACTTTCAGTAAATCAGCGGCAGAAGAAGCAACAGAAAGATTTGAAGAACTATTTCCAAAAGAAAGACTTGGTTACATAGGGACCATGCATGCATTAGGTGTAAGAGAACTAAACATTGACGTAAATTCAAAACTATTAAAAGGTAATAGCCAATGGAATCAATTCAAACTTTATGAACCAATTGCAAATAGATTAAATACTGAAATGAGTATTGATCCTATTACAGGTAAAACCAGATTCAAAGATCCAATACTAACTACAAGAGACTACGCTAAAAATAAAAAGATATCTATAAACGAAGCTGCAATACAAAAAGGTATGGCAGGTTGGGCTGATATTGGTATTGCAGAAAAAATCGACGCGGCCCTGACCCAGTATAAAAAAGACACTGGCATTATAGAATTCTATGACATGATAGGTTTATTTACCGATAAAATAAAAAATAAAGATAGTTTTTTTGATGTTGTATTTTTAGATGAAGCTCAGGATCTAAACGCATTGCAATGGGATATGTTCTTTGAACTCGAGAAACTAGCTACAAGATCATACATCGCTGGAGACGACGATCAAACTATCTATGGTTTTCAAGGTGCAGACGCATCTACATTTATAAATCTAGAAGGTGTTATCGATGAACAAGTCAAGTCGAGACGAGTACCGAGGAGCGTGCATCGAGTGGCTTTAAATATATTAGATAGAATTGGTGAACGTAGAAAAAAGAATTGGGAACCGAGAGACGAGGAAGGAGAAGTACATCACAATGTTTCATTATCAGATGTAGATTTTACAAAAGGTAAGTGGATGATACTTGGCCGAACCAACAAACTTTGTGAGAAAGCAAGAGATCATTTATATATGCAAGGATTAAGATATGAATTTACAGGTGATAAGTACCTAGATAAAAATTCTATGCTAGCCTACGCAACTTGGAAAAGATTAAACAATGGCGCAAGCATTGATGCCAAAGATGTAAAAGTTATGTATTCTTTTTTAAAAGTAAAACTAGGACATCTAAAAAGAGGGTTTGCAAGTGGTAAAACTTTAGACAGTGTATACTCTGTAACGTTAGAAGAACTAAAACAAAATCATGGTTTACTTGTTGAAGGTAGCTGGGAACATCTTGACTTTGATGAAGATACAAAAACTTTTATGAAACATCTCATACAAAACAATTATGATTTATTAAAAGAAGCAGATATCAAAATACTTACGTTGCATGGATCAAAAGGAAAAGAATGTGATAACGTAGTTTTATTTACAGACTTTGGTGCAGATGAATATCAAAGTAATTTTATTGAAGGTGAGTTTGAAAAGTCACCAGATAATGAACACAGATTATTTTTTGTTGGTGTAACAAGAACCAAACAAAGACTTTATTTATTACAATCAGAGGAGGGTATGGGTTATGTCATATAAATCATTAGACAAACAAGTTCAAGGAAGTCACTATCAAGATTTTAAAATTCAGCCAGCTGAGTTTATAAATCAAAACAAATTGCTTTTTGCGGAAGGGAATGCTATTAAGTATATCTGTAGGCATTCTAGGAAAGGTAAACACTACGATATTAAAAAAGCAATTCACTATTTAGAAATGATTCTGGAAAGAGATTATGGAGAATTTATTTAACGAAGAAATATGGAACTCTCCAGAAGAGTTCAAAGATTTAAGTAGTTATAAATATATAGCTATCGACTTAGAAACAAAAGATCCTGATCTTAAAAAGATGGGTTCTGGTTCTGTAAGAGGTAATGGTGAAATAATTGGTGTAGCTGTTGCAGTGGATGGTTGGTCCGGATACTATTCTTTTGGTCATGAACAAGGTAATTTCTTTGCAAGAGAAGCTGTTATGAAATGGGTAAAAGATATTTGTGCTTTACCATGTCCTAAAATATTTCATAATGCAATGTATGACGTATGTTGGTTACGATCATATGGGGTAAAAATAAATGGAATCATTGTCGATACAATGATGATGGCTGCTGTATTAGATGAAAACAGGTTGTATTACTCATTGAATTCATTAGCTTTTTTAGAATTAGGTAAAGTTAAAGACGAAAAAGCTTTACAAGATGCAGCAGATAAAAGAGGCATAGATGCAAAATCAGAAATGTATAAACTACCTGCATCCATGGTTGGAGCATACGCAGAAAAAGATGCTGAACTAACTTTAGAATTATTTAAAAAATTTTCAGGGCAGATAAAACAACAAAGTCTACAAAAAATATTTAACTTAGAAACAAATCTATTTCCAATGTTAGTAGATATGAAATTTAAGGGCGTTCGAGTAGACGTTGATAAAGCGCTTCAGCTGAAACGTGTGCTAGAGAAAAGAGAAGAACAATGCCTTGCAAAAGTAAAACAAGTAACAGGAGTAGAAGTACAAATATGGGCAGCAAGATCGATCGCCAAAGTATTTGAGAACCTTGGACTACCTTATTCCAGAACTGCGAAAAGTAACGCTCCATCATTTACAAAAGCTACACTAGAAAATCATGAAAATCCAGTAGTAAAAAACATTGCAGAAGCAAGAGAATTAAATAAAGCACACACAACTTTTATAGATACAATATTAAAACATGAACACAATGGACGTATTCATGCTGACATAAATCAGTTAAGATCAGATGCAGGCGGTACTGTAACCGGACGTTTCTCATACTCTAATCCAAACTTACAACAAATACCTTCAAGAAACAATTTGTTAGGACCTGCAGTGCGTGGTCTTTTTATACCTGAACAAGATTGTGATTGGGGTTGTTTTGATTATTCACAACAAGAACCTAGATTAGTATTACACTATGCAGCTCAACATCCTATCTTAAAAAATTCTGAGTCTGTTGTAGAGATGGTATCTAAATTTAATAAAGATCCTAAAATGGATTTCCATAGAATGGTTGCTAATCTTGCAAACATAGAAAGAAAACAAGCAAAGACAATTAACCTTGGTTTGTTTTATGGTATGGGTAAAGCAAAACTTCAACAATCTTTAGATTTAGAAAACAAACAAGACGCAGACGAATTGTTTAACAACTACCATGACAGTGTCCCTTTTGTAAAAGGTCTTATGGATGCCACAATGAGAGATGCTCAAAAAGATGGTGAGATTCAAACAATTGCCGGGAGACTATGTAGATTTGATAAATGGGAAGAGGCTAGGTTTGCTCCAGGTGAACTAAGGGCACCCATGACGTATGAAGAAGCGAGGGGCAAGTATGGTGAAGATAGAATTAGAAGAGCCTTTACATACAAAGCTTTGAATAAATTAATCCAGGGTTCTGCGGCTGACATGACTAAACAAGCCATGCTAGATCTGTATGAAGAAGGTATTACACCACATATACAAGTGCATGATGAACTTGATATATCTGTTCAGTCTGAGCACCAAGCTCAAAAAATTATTGCAATAATGCAAGATGCAGTTAAACTTGCAGTAAAGAACAAGGTGGATTATGAAAAGGGTCCAACTTGGGGCGATGTAAAATGAGGAGTTTTTATGGCGTATTTAAATGTAAATGTACCACCAACCTATGCACAAATAAGGAGAGAATATTTATATGATCTTAAAAAACATCATGGAGAAGTTGAAGATTGCATTATCTTTGGTCTTAGCGCTCTTACAGGTCGTGCAATATTATGGCACGCTATTATGGAAAACGGTGCAATATTCTATCGCTTACCTATTAGCGCTTTTATTCAAAAGGGATTTGATGCATCCAGAGTGCCCGCAAGACGACTTGATGAACTTCAGCTTTGGAATTGTTTTAGCTACTATCCTGCTGTTAATCGTTGGGATATATTAGACGGTCAAGCAGGGAAATACATAGGAAAAGATAAAAAATGGCACTCCGGTAAATACTTATTTACTGTTGACTTTGCACATCCTGAAAGTAATATATTGGATACCGATCATTCGGAAATACCGCACGAACATAAGTGCGCTCATATCATAGCTCTCGATGATGGGAACTATGCAGCACAACCAAACAATAGATGTATATGGGA